ATACCAATTATACACAGTGTAGTCTTCTCGCACTTCGCTTGTCAACAGGCGAAGCAACATACCTGTCCGATTATTCTATCGGCATCATTGTACGGCTGCCCTTAATAAATATCTTATATGGGACTCCGTACAATGGGATGGATTTAGTTCATTGTTGCGTAGACGTTAATAAATTACTTATAGGGCGCACGCAACAATGGAGCCGATTTAGTTCATTGTGTCCTGCCCCTTAATAAATATCTTATAGGGGAGAGGACATAATGGGGTTGACATACTTGAACCTTTGTGTACAATAAAGGACATGAGGGGGAGACATGAGTTACTTTAGTAACGAAGATAAGTTGACTATCGAGGAAGCTGCAAAGCTCATGGGTAGGCATCCACGTACAATCCGCAGATGGATTTCCAAGGGTTTACGTGCCTATAAGGTAGGTCGCGTTTGGATGACAACACCTACCGCCCTTGAGCATTTTATCGAGGAGCAAACTCGACGAAGTTTGGAGGACAAGGATGTTCAGGGACGAAAAGAATAATAATCGCTGGAGTATTCGGTTTCTTGAAGCCGATATGCACTGGTGTGTCATAGCACCAATTGGAGTTGTGATTAAGAGATTTATAAATTTTGAGCAGGCAACGGAGTACCTGCGGGATTTATCGGGAAGCAATGGAAGCTGCTTTAAACAACGCACTAGGAAGCCTAAGTAACTTACCCGATGTGGTAATGTTTGAGCTATCAAAGCTAAAGGCTTTGGTAAGGGGCTATCATAACCGCTACGCAGGCGATAATGTCTGGCGATGTCTATCGGTTGAAGAAGCTGTGCGATTTAACATACCGCAAACCGACATGGTATACGTGGGTATGATCGACACGATGGTTGAAAATTATGGCGAGACTGTAATGGTCGAACATAAGACCATTGGCCGTGATGTCAAACCGTCTGATGCCTACTTCCAAAAGCTAGCCTATGACGGTCAGGTATCTCTCTATCACCTAGCTAAGTATCTCGATGGCAATCCCATAGATCAAACCATCTACGATGTAGTGCGCAAACTAACTATTAAACCTAAGCGTATTCCTGCCGGTAAAGAGGGAGCGATTGGAACCAAGAGCGAGATCGAAGAACATGGAACCTACTATGGACATGCTTTGGATGGGGATGGCGTATCCCCTGATCGTGAATCTCCGGCACTATTTGAACTACGCTGCCTACATGAAGTGGACAATAATCCTGACAAGTATTTTATTCGTTTGGGCAATGTGGTGCGTTCGGAACAACAGATGGCAGAGACTCTAAACGACCTTGTGCATGTCGCCAAGGACATTGAGCAGGCTACGCAGACAGGTGCGTGGTATCAGAACACTACGATGTGTGAGAAATATGGTAGCCCATGCGAGTTCATGACACTATGCAGGGGCGTGGAAGACCCTGAGAATGTGAGGTGGGAACCTCGCAAGAAGTCAGCCATTAGTGCAGACAATACGCTTAGTTATTCAGGGATGAGCACATTCCTTACGTGCAGGCGTAAGTATTACTGGAGATATATATACGGGATACAGCGAAGGACGGAAACACCACCGGCCTTGGCGTTTGGCAAGGCATTTCACCTTGCATTGGAAAATTGGTGGCAAACTTTTAAAGCGGAGCAAGCTGATGAACACAAAGACGAAAGCGAGCAGGGCATCTGACCTACTCAAGTCTATTCAGATGAAGCCGGTGAACCGGCCAATTGCTATGGTAGTTCAAGGTGTAGAAGGTGTAGGTAAGACCTCATTCTTAACTCAAGCACCCTCACCTATCGTCGTGATGACGGAGACTGAGACAGGGCTAGATACACTTGTGGACTCTGGACAGGCAGATGAAACACCTCGCATCCACGTGAAGTCGTGGAGCGAGCTAGATGAATTCGTGGATGCCCTTTTGGAGGGTGACCATGAATACAAAACATTTGCACTTGATTGTGCTAATGGTGCGGAAGCAATGCTTTACCGACACGTTACGGACAAAGAGTTCGGTGGCGATTTCGGTGAGCGAGGCTTCGCAGGATATGGTCGAGGGTATCGAGTAGCCGCCCCGCTATGGGATGCGTTCCTTGTTAAACTTGACCGCCTGCGAAACGAAAAGGGTATGCGAGTAGTTCTTGTCACGCACACGAAGGTTGCGACCTTCAAGAATCCCGCCGGTGCTGACTACGACCGCTATACCCCTGACATGCACGCAAGTGCGTGGGGTCTTACCCACAAATGGGCGGACATTGTACTGTTCTTAAATTTCCTTACAACCATTGAAGATGAAGACAAACGAAAGGCTTCAGGTGGTACAATGCGAATCGCTTATTGCGAGCGACGAGCAGCTTGGGATGCTAAGAACAGGCACGGTCTACCCGAATCCTTTTCACTTGGCAAATCTGCCAAGGAGGGTTGGAACAACTTTTTAGAAGCATTAAAGAAAGGTAAGTCTAATGGCTAAATGGCAGACAGGACTTTATCGTTGTCGTGTGACAGATCACGACCTTACACAATCAAAAAAGGGGACACCCCAACTTTGGTTGCAATTAACACCTCTACAAAAGCTAAATACCGATGGTACTCGCGAGGAGTACAGCACCGAGAACTTCGTCTCGATGTGGCTACCTCTGACTGCCAAGGCTGCTGAATGGGTAGGTGATTCCATAAAGGCGCTTGGGTTCACTGGTAAGATCTCAGGTCTTGCCAAGAACGGTAGCGAAACGCTTATCGGACATGAAGCAGAATTCTACTGCAAACAACGTGAAGATTCGGACTTCCCGAATTGGAGTGTATCTACACCACGTAGTCCGTCTAAGCCCACCGCTGTTGAATTAAACAATGAGCAGCTTATGGCAATCGACTCTATCTTTGGCGGGGAAACCGCTGCGGCTGATGCCCCTGCCGCATCATCGAGTAGTAGCGATGACAATCCTTTCTAGCCGAAGTTAGGGTTAAGGGGCGGGGGTTGTGTGTACCCCCGCCCCTACTTTTCAAGGACGGAACATGAACACTCAACGTGCAGAATACATACTTAAACGGTTCAAAGGCAGGGATGGGATAGTAGCTATCCAACCTGTAGGCAGTAACTTCAGACCTGTTGAGAAGGCTGTTACTGCTGATGATATTGTCGAAGACCATCTAGGTGGCAAGAAGTGCTACGGATTCTACCTGATGGAGCAGGATAACACGGTCATGTGTACCTGCGTTGATTTTGATAATCATAAAGACCGCCCTGATGTGGCGTGGAAAGATAAGGCAGAGACAACATACTTCTTCGTGCAGGAATTGGGCCTAGATCCTGTGATGGAGATAAGCAGTAGTGGTACAGGCGCACATGTTTGGATATTCTTCACAGAACCTGTGCCTGCTTATCTCGCAAGAAGGTTTTGGCAAGGCGTAGACAATCAGTTATCAATTGGGTTTGATGAGATATACCCAAGACAAGACAAGCTAAAAAACAAGGGATATGGTAACCTTATCCGGTATCCTTGGTGGAACGAAAGCCGATTTGTTGAACCCTCCTATGAATGGGCGACAGTAGACTTTCCAAATTTTGAACTTTGTTCGATTGAAGATTTAGAGGGAGTCTGTATCGAACTGAGTCAATCGGTTGTTCCGCCCGACCCTCCCAGCGAGTTAAGTGAACAGGTACAGGAGCTACTTGCCTCTCCTAATAGCCAGTTTGCTGCCCGTTGGGAGGGTCATTTACCGGATCATCTTAGCGATCATTCCCGTAGTGCCATTGTATTTCAAATCGCATGTGAACTCGTATACCAAAGAGTCCCGACCGATGAAATCATAAAAGCTATCGAGGTTTGGTGTGATAAAGAAGGCTACTACAAAGGCATCGGCTGGATAGAAGCTACTGTTGATAACGCATATGCCTCTGTACGAAAAAGAACAACAGCAGTAGAGAAGAAAGAAACTCTACTTGATTGCGTCAACGTATACTTCAATAGATCTAAGAACCAGCGGCATATGCCTTCAGGTATTTACCCAATAGACCAGTCAATAGACGGTATTTCAGCCGGTGAGGTGTGTATCATTATGGCGAGGCCGTCTCATGGCAAGACGGCTCTCGCCCTGCAATGGCAATGCCATCTGGCAAAGAAGGGTATCCCTAGCCTCTCTCTGAACGCCGAGATGAGTCCGTATGAGCTTGGTAGACGTATCATCATGAACTATGTGGGTGATGATGAGAAACAGTGGCAGGAAGACCCTGAGAAGCTCAGGAAGGAGATTGCTGACAGGCACAGTCATGTGTCTAAGATTTACTATGAAGGTGTCGGTACGATAGACGAGGTGGAAGCATCTATAAAGCGATACGTGCAGGCACACAGGATACAGTTTGTAGTCATCGACTACGTTCAATTACTCAGGAGTACCACCATAGCAGGACGCTACGAAGTGGTGACTGAGATAAGCCAACGGATAAAATCCGCTGCCCGTGAACATCAGGTAGGTATAATTGCTTTATGCCAGTGTTCCCGTGAAGTAGAGCGTAGAGATGAGGTAGAGTTCCTATCATCTGACCTACGTGATTCAGGGTCACTTGAGCAGGATGCAGACCTGATTATGGGCGGATGGTTTCATGGAAGAAGTCCCCGTGGCGGTGGTGAAGATCAGTATGATGTTCACATTATCAAACGTAGAAATGGACCTATCCGAAACAATTTAGTCAGGCTGAAGTTTGATAGCAGCAGGCAAAATTTCGGATGGGAAAATGGCTAGACATACGTGGAGCGAGAAGAAGTATTACCTAAACCCAAAAACAGGTAATCCCTACTTCGTTGATTCCGATAATATCACAAGCGAAGAGATCCTTGCGCTAGAGCTTTGCACTACTCAGAGATGGGCAAGCGATGTGATGAGCCAACGCATTAAGCGTATGTGTAAGATGATTCAAGACAGTTGGAAAGATGAGGAAATGGAGAACCGCTGGTTTGGTAACACTAAAGGTAAGCCCTTATTCCTCACCGAGATAAAGATGTCACCCATCGAGACTAATCCTGAGCATACTATCCGAAAAAAGAATCAAGGTTCGCATGACTAATAGCCGACAAAAAGGGAAGCGTGGAGAGAGAATGGCCGCTGCCAAGCTGAAAGAGCTTGGCATCTGCAAAGAGGCTAGGCGTACACAGCAATATTGTGGGTATCAGGAAGGTGATGCTGACCTGAAAACCGATATAGATGGCATACATTTTGAAGTTAAATTTGTTGAAAGGCTTAACATTCACAATGCACTAAAGCAGGCACAGAGGGATAAAATGGAGGAAGAGAGTAGTGTGGTACTTCATAAAAAAAATCGGGAGCCTTGGGTCATCGCTTGCTACCTTGACGACTGGCTTACAATCACCAAATTGCTTGGAGAGCATAATGACTGATTTCATATTCCCTAATCATTGGTCAGAAGAGCGTAAGAAGGCTTGGATGGATTACTACGAATTAAGGCAGGAAGATCCCACCAATCCCAAGTATTACAAGATGGGGATTGAACCCATGGACTATGCTGAGTCGCATAACTTCAATATGTATCAGCACAACATACTTAAGTACATTACCAGATATCATATGAAGAACGGTCTTGAAGACCTGCACAAAGCTAAGTGGTATTTGGAGAGGTTGATTGAAAAGGAATCGGATGATTCAGAAGAACGATGATAAGGAATATCTAGTTTACGATCACGATGTGATCATACAGATATACGATGAAGGCGCATTAGTTTTTGGGATGTCACTTGATAAGGAAAGACTAATAGAGAAGACAGAAGATGAGAGAGAATAGTGAGCCTATCCGTTATAAGTCCTTTGCTAAAGCAGAGATAGGGATCGGATACCGATGTGGTCAGCCAGACATAATGGTATACGATTACGACATCGTTATGGAGTGCCTCAAGGATGACGGCATGGATGACGAAGAAGCACAGGAGTGGATAGATTACAACATCTTGGGAGGGTGGATAGGGGAGCAAACACCCATCATTGTAAGGAGACCAGAGCATGAGGCCGAGGTACGAAAACCAGAAGACGTTAGCAGCGGAAACGAAATTTAAGGAATCGCTTGAGGCTCGATTCAATGTTGAATTTCAGAAGCTGCCCATCTCCTATAGAGCAGATTTTGCTGTCATCAAAGACGGTGAGGTTACAGGTTTCGCAGAGCTAAAGAACAGGAATGTTGATTACGAAACCTACCCAACACTGATACTGAGCTTATCAAAGTATCAGGCAATGGAACTACTCACCCCCTACGGATCTCCTGTACTATTTGTTCGATTTAACGATGGCGATTATATGTACACCTTCGATAGCTTATCAACAAGAATCGAGGTTGGGGGTAGATGGGATAGAGATGACTGGCAAGATGTAGAACCAGTTGTACATATCCCTAGGAGCTATCTAAAACAGATCCATTACGACGATACCACCGAATGAGCTTCTCAATCTCTTCGATTGTGGCATCCCCTTTAATGTTATTAGCCCTGCACGATATGATCTGTATGTTGTCCTTGGTGTATCCCTTCTTGGGGTTAATCCTATCCAAAGATGGACTGTTATAAGCTCCCCCCTGAACATTTGAAGGCTCTAATCTGTGACCAAGAATGGGGCAGAAGTCAGGGATAACAATGTCTTCAGGCTCTAAATCAAAGTATATATTCTTCTCCCTTGCCCTTCTTCTGGCACGATAGAACATACGCCTGTGGTGGTTCTTGAGATTATATCGCTTCTTAGAATCGACGTTTTTTGTGTTACCAAGCCCGTTTCTGATTTGCCTAACTGTTAAATCAGAAAGAGCTTTATCTTTGATCACAATAGATGTAGGTACATCCCATCCTACACGATCAAGAACCTCTCTTATTCGATCTGAAATTGAGGTCATACATCACCAAGATCGTCCTTCATTGCACGAGTGTGAAGTTTAACTTTATCAATCTTCTCGTCATCAGCGATGACTTCTAAAGCATCAGCGGCGTGGGACAATGCCCTTGATGCGTTTGTACACTGACTAGCGCTGTCTTTTAGAACCTCTATTAGCTCACAGTGACGCTCGTAAGCATCCATAAAGTAGGGCGATACTGCCCGTGCCATTCTCCAAAGGATGAATAGCAGACCAATTAAAAAAGCCGTTGGCAACCCAACTGAGGTTGCCATACTGATCCAATCTTGATGTGTCATTTCTGTTTCGCCTAAAAAAGTGCAGGGGGTGGGGGAAGCATGGCCCACCCCCTGCGGGCAACGAGTCAAGGACTCGCTGGAGGGTCTTGGTCTTTCTCCCGTCTTGGGAGATAGTAACTCTTAAACTTGCCCGTTGGACACAGGATGTGCTTGATGAAAGTTAAGAATCTAACTCGCATATATCCGAGTGATTCCATTCGTTCTTCCATACCAACAAGATCATGTGCGCGATTACAACGAATCATACATCTGACTCGCTCGTTCGGTTTTACAAAACGCCAACGCATGTTATTCCTCCTTCAGTTTTTCAGGATTAAGTGGTCTAAGCGAATCACCAACGATGACTGCTATTACAAGACCAGCTAATCTAGTCGCCTGTTCGCTACTAATCCAACCTGTACGCTCAGCAATGGTAGTAATAACAGCCGTTATAACTGCTGCCTGTAAACGCTTTGCCGCTGCTGACTTCCACCAATCTGAGATTCTTTGCTTAATCGAATCTAACATGCTAACCTCCAATCAATTTAGATTTAAATACACCATAAGCCGCCATAACCAACCCAATGAGGATTGCTAACCACTTCCACTTGGATGCCTTAGCCTTCTGTAGCTCAGCCTTGGCTTCTGTAATGGACACACGACTACTAGTGCGAACTTCCTTACGCTCTACCTTAGGTG